ATTAAAGCTAAAGGTGATATTGCAGATTTAGCAAAGCTTGCAGGTGGAAGCGGCATAACAAAGTTTACAGGATTGTCTCAACAGCTGATGGCTGGATCACAAGGTGGATACAATAGAGACTTTATATCAATGCTTGGAGAAATGGATGATAAAACCCTTGCATTATATGTTGATGTTAAGAAATTAAGAAAAGGTATTGTTGAATTACTTCCTACTGGAAAAGATCTAAAAGAACTTCTTAATGCAGCAGATCTAGGAAAGTATCAAGATGAACAGATTGCCATTGTTCAAAACGCTGTTGCCCAACGTGCAGCATTTGTTAAATTAAAAGCAGCAGGAGTAGATAGTGCAACTGCTCTTCAAATGACAGCTAATGCAGCAATGGCAGTTAATATTAATTCAAGAGAAGTAGATATCACAAAGATTAATGAATTAGCTGCTAAAACAAAAGCAGCAACAGATCAATCTCTTAGTTTGGCTAGAACACTAGAAGAAGTTGCTAGCGCAGCTGCACTAGATAAAAAAGCTGCAACTGAAAAACTTGAAACTTTAGAAAAAGCAAAAGAGGTTTTTAAGTATTCAAGCGAAGACTTAAAACTAATAGGAGACAATCCAGCACTACTTGACGCTGTAAAGAGAATGTTAAAGCCTGATCAGTTAACTCCAGTGTTTAATGAGCTTAAAGGAAAAGTTGAACAAATATTGGGAGACATAAAAGTTGTAGTTGCAATAGATGCAAAAGTAAATATTGGAGATATTGTAAGTCAACTTGAGTCAATCTTTGCTGGAATTGAATCTAACATTAATGCATTAATTGCAGCTGCAGGGAAAAAAGCTAGTGATAAGTTTGCCAAAGCTATTGCAGGCGCAAATAAAGCTGTTGATGCAGCCCAAGCAAAAATTGACGATACCATTGTTGTTGATCCAAACGGAGTTATTACTAGTACTACGGATGGATTAAAAACTATAGCTGATAAAGCATCAAAAGCACTTGCTGAAGCGCAAAAAAAGATTGATGGTGCAAATAAAACATATGACGACAAAGTAAAAGAGATAGAAAATGCTTATACTTTAAATACAAAAGACATAGTTGCTAAAATTGATCTTATTAATAATAAGATTAAAGAATTACAAAATACCGCAGATATACAAGCTATGGGCTTACTCAACTTTGGTGCATCAGCTCAAGGAGATTTTAAAGGTAACAATCTTACCTTAGCTGAAGCAGAAAAAGCAATTTCAGATGTACAACTATTTATTGAAAAGACATACAGTAGACCAGCTGAATTGGCACAGCAAGTAATCCAAGGATTGCAAAGAGATATTGAGACAGTATATACTCGCTCTATTGAAACAATACAAAAACAAATAGAAAAAATTCAAAGAGATATTTCAGTTGATTATGAAGAACCTCTTAAGAATATGCAAGATGAGTCTTCTAGGCTAACTGAAAGTTTAGCAGTAATGGACAAGATAGCTGAATCTATTAATGATAAATATAAAGTACAAGAAGATGCTTTAACTAAGGTTGCTGAGCTTAATCAAGATATTGTTGAACAACAAAAGCAACAACTTGGATTAGCAGATGCCTTAAGTAAGGGTGATATCTCTGCAGCAGCAGCTGCGGTACAAGATATAAGAGCAACTCAAGCAGCAAAATCTTTAGGGTCACAGCAAGGAACATTAGGAAAAGCAAAACAAGCAGAACTAGATGCTGTCATTTCTTCTTCTGGATTAACTAGAGATCAGATTGCTGAAAGACAGTATGCAATTGAAAGAGCTTCTTATGAACTTCAAGTACGACGAGCAGTGCTAGAAAAAGAAATTGAAGATAAGCAAGAAAGAATTTATCAACTTGAAAATAATCCAGATAGATTAAAAAAATTAAAAGATATTAGAGATCAAGAAGATGAAATCTATAGATTAGAAGATCTAAAACTTAAAGCAATGAATGCAATTTATGCAGTTCAAGCACAGATATCTTCAAGAAATGCTTCAATAGCTACTGAACAAGCAGCATTGGCAAAAGCAGAAAATGATTTGTCAGTACAACAAGATATAAGAGAAAGAGCTTTAAGAGCCGCAGAAGCAGCTCACAAAGCTGCCCTGATTGATTTAAATACAAAACTTGAAGCTGCAGAAAAAGCTGCAGAAAAAGCAACACAAGATTTAGAAGATGCTCAAGCAGCCTTAGCAAAAGCTCAAGCAGAAGCAGATGCTATTGTAAAAGCTGCAGAAAAAGCTGCTGCTGATGCAGCTGCTGACATGAAAATATCTTTGGAAGCGGTAACAGCTGAATTAGAAGCAGCAAAAAATGCTTCAATAGATTTTATTACACAACTAGGATTTGCCAAAACTGCAGCCAGAGAATTGATGGAAGCCTTTGCAGCAGCTCAAGCAGCAAAGGATAAGTTTACAGCTGAGGAAATAGCAAGACTTGCAAAACTAAAGAAAGATGACGAAGATAAAGCTAAGGCAGAAGCAGACAAGAAAACAAAAGATGCACAAGCTGCAAAAGATGCAGCCATCGCAGCTGCTAAAAATAAAGTAACAACAGCTGAAGATAAAGTTGCTGCTGCTCAGAAAGCTGTTGATGATGCTGACCGTGCAGTAGAATTTATTGCCGATGGTTTTAACAGAAATGATCCATATGGCGCAGATGCTCTGTATGACTATGACTTGTATCTCAAAGCATTTGAAGCACTAAAAATAGCTAAAAAAGAATTAATTGCAGCTAAAGAAGAATATGCAAAAACTATTGCTGAGCAAACCCCTGTTGTAGTCCCAACACCAACACCCGAACAGAAAAGGGCTGAGGCTAGAGCAAAAAATCCAGGAGCACCATCCTCAGTACTTAATCAAATGTATCCAGATCTTGCACCATTTGCTATGGGTGGAATGGTTCCTAAAATGTTTGCTGCTGGAGGATTTAGCAAGGGAACTGACACAGTTCCAGCTATGCTTACCCCAGGAGAGTTTGTTGTCAGAAAAGCAGCGGTAGATAAATATGGCATAAATATGCTTAGTGCATTAAATGAAGGATATTTACACAAAGGCGGTCCAGTAGGTCATAGACATGGAAGCAGTGCTCCTAAAACAAAGGTAAAAGAAAAAGACAAGTTTGACAATAGAAGCATTACCCAAACCATTGGTAAATTTATACTTAAGTTTTTAAATCCAGTTGCACCAATTATGGCAGCACTTCCAACAAAATCTACAAACAAAGTTATCGATACAGTATATAATTTAGTTGCCAAACCTTTTGAAGAAATTATTGCAGGTAGTGGAACAAAGGGAGATTATGCAAATGCTGCATTATCAGTTATTCCAGGTTCAGCAGTAGCTAAAGTAGTTTCAAAAATACCAAAGGTTTTAGAGATAATTGAAGATACTACTAAGTTTGTACACTATGCTCATGTACCAATTAAAGAAGTACAACCAACAATTGGTAAAGTTGCTAATGGTATGGCACAATATGGATCTGGAACATATGGATCAGTTGTGCCAGATGCGTTTAAGGGTGACACTTTTGGAGAAGTAGCTCATCAACTAAGCCTAACACCACTTGCTTGGGTAAAAACCGTACTGGGTAAGGGTGTAATTAAGAGTGATGAAATTTTAGCTAAAGAAGCAGCTAAGTTTGCAGAAAAAACAGGAGAAACAGTTACATCACTTATACCAGATAATAAGTTTGCATCATTCTTATCTAGCCAAGGATATACTGGATATGCTCCTCCAGGAACAGACATAATGACAAATTGGAACGTTGGCTCTGGCGGAGTGGGCTTAAAAAACTTCCTTGGAGAAGTGCCAAAGGCAGTTGCTAAAGCTGCAGAAGCAGCACCTAAAGTAACAACATCATTGATAAGTTCTAGAAAATTAAAACAGCTAAGTAAAATAATTGATGAAGATTATGTTCCAAGCAAGCTTGATACACATAATTTAATTATGGCAAATGGAGGTCTTGTTCCAGGATTAGGAAATCAAGACACTATTTCAAGCATGCTTACTCCAGGAGAATTTGTTATTAAAAAATCATCAGTAGAGTCATATGGAGCAGGAAACTTAGCAAAAATAAATAATGGCACCTCTACAGATTCTTCAGTGTATAATTATAGTTTAAGTGTAAATGTCAGCGGTAACAATTTAAATCCAGACGATATTGCTAGCACAGTAATGCAGAAGATTAAGTATATTGATGGACAAAGAGTTAGAGGACAACGATAATGGCAACAACAGCATACCTATCTGGAAGACGCAGGTATCAAAGACCACAGGCAATGCTATGGTCTGATAATGCAGGTACCCTTTCAAATGGCGTATATGTCCCAGCTGGCTATGAAGTAGGAACTCTTGCACCAGATGCTACAGCCTCAGAGATAGATCAGTTCTTAATAATCTCAGATCACAATAGACAGCCTATTGAATTTAAACCTGCTCGTATTGAGAAGCGTGAAAGAACCATTAATGGAAGAATGAGATCTTATCATATTGCAGATAAGATGACAATCACCACATCATGGGATAACTTGCCATCAAGAGCATATCCTTATGTTGCAGATTTTGGGATTACAACAGGGCTATCTCCATATAAAGGCCAAAGCCCATCTGAAGAATTTACAGTTGATGGCGGGGCAGGCGGAGCAGAACTTTTAGACTGGTATGAAAATCATAAAGGATCTTTTTGGATATTCTTGTCATATGATAAATATAAGAATTTTGAAAATGGTGAAACCCAGTTTAATAATTTAAATAAATATAGCCAAATCATGGAAGTCTACATATCTGATTTCTCATATTCTGTTCAAAAGCGTGGTGGGACTAATATGGATCTCTGGAATGTGTCTGTAACCCTGGAAGAGGTTTAAGTGTTTGTAAGTGAGGCACTGAAGGGTCATCTAGAGGCATCAGCGACCGTTAGGCTGCAGAGTTTGGTTCTGGCTGAGTGGAACATGAACATGCCAGATAACATCTTTAAACTGGGTAATTACCGATATAGACCGACTACCTCATCTAGTAAGTTCTTTACACTTCCTATAGACTTTGACCAGCTCGATTCTGGAGGGTACTATACTGGAGCCACCGATTCTAACGTAGTAGTCAATAGTGGATTTAATGACGATATAGCTAATCCAATCCCCCAAACATTTAAATCAACTAAAGAAAAGATTAAGATGATCTATTCTTTAGAAGATTGTGTTAAACCATTCAGACCTAGATCTGGGATTAATAAAGCATCATATTTTAATAATAGATTCTTGGCTAACTCTGGGGCAAGCCTTGCTGAACGACCAAGATATTATATGGCTTCAAGATATGATCAATTTAAATATTGGACATCTTATAGAACAGAAGATAACAGCGAATACGGGATTGCAAAAAATGTTACAAATGGGGTTTACTACATTGATGATACAGCCCCATTTGTTGTATACAAAGAACAGGTTCCAGCAAATAGACTTGTTGTAAAGATGCAAACCAATGTTGGCACAGTAAACCTTGGACCATTTAGCAATGGGGCAGCATCCTCTGGAGATCCATTTTATGGAGACGTAAATAAAACAACTCCATCAAGATGGAAAGTCCAATACCTAAAAGGTAATAACTGGGTAGATGCTTACTCATTTAATGAAAACTCTTTAAGAGATGATGGGTCTAGCATCATAGGTCCAAATGGATATCTAGAGTTGCACTATGGAATTATTATTCCAGATCAATATAAATCTATTTTTGTATATGCCGATAAAATTTCATCAACAACTTTGCTACCTCAAAAATCATATAATGGTTATGCATACTTGGTTCAAGAGAATGCATCAGATGTCGGAACATTTCATATCTGGAATTCAACAACACTAGAATATGAAACGTTTATTCCACAATACGGATGGGATCTAGGTTCTGAAACTATAAACTCTCAGGTAGGCTTTATAAAAGATTTAACAAATCAAGATTATTTTACAGATGCAATTAATCAATCAACGGTTTATCGTGAATTTGATTATGTTCGTGGTATAAGAATTGTTGTAGAGACAATGAATAAGTTTGATTCTACCTTTGATTTAATTGAAATGTCTCCTAGACTAGTGGTAGATATTTCAGACAAGGTTACTGATTTTCAGATTACAAAAATTTTATCAGATGTTGGAGTTACTTCAATGCCTGTAGGACAACTACTAGCCTCTACTGGGAACTTAAACATATTTGATGATGATCAAGCTTTTAATGAAAATAATACGTCAAGCATTATATCTAAATACATTAGAAAAAATATTAAATTTAGTTTTCATGAAGTAATCTTAGATGTTGATGGCTATGATTATTTTGTTCCTATTAAGACTCTGTATTCGGAAGGAATGCCACAGTCCAATGGTACTGGCGCAGCACTTTCGTTAACCTTAAGAGATCTATTCTTTTTCTTAGAGTCTATGCCTGCTCCAAGATTACTTACAACGCAAACATCTTTAAGCTATGCCATTAGCCTACTGCTTGACTATATTGGCTTTAGCAATTATTCTTTTAAAAGAACTGCTGGAGAGTCTGAAACAATTATTCCATATTTTTTTATTGCTCCAGATCAAAATGTTGCAGAAGTTTTAAATGAATTAGCTAGGGCAACTCAAAGTGCAATGTTCTTTGATGAAAATAATAACTTTATTGTTATGAGCAAAGACTACCTAATGCCAACAGAATCCCAAAGAGCAACAGACTTCGTAATCTCTGGATCAAATAATCAAACCGATACTGGAGTAATAGAAAATATTTCATCTGGCAATTTACCAAACCTAATATCTATTGCCTCACAAGATAAAAAGATTTACAATGATGGCAAGATTAACTATACAGAAAGATATATCCAAAGATCTTTAGGTAAGTTAAAGCAAGCAAGCTTAATCGATAATGAAAGAACTTGGATATATAAGCCATCATTATTATGGGAAGTTGCGGGAACAGAAAACACAAAAACTATTAATGAAGTAGCATCAACACAAGGAAGCTACGTACTAGGTGCAATGCCATTAAACTCTGACCTATCTTCAACACCGCCACAAGTTGTTGCAGGAGTGTTAGTAAATAACATAATTGATTTTGGAGAAAACGTTTATTGGTTGACAAGAAATCAAGGATACTTTTACTCTAATGGAGAAATAATTAAGTATGATGCTGCTCAATACAATATTACAGGAACTGGTAATGTTTGGATTAGTAATAATGAAGAGTATCAAAGATATTTTTCATCACTCCCATTTAACGGAAAGATCTACCCTACTGGCTTAGTTAGAATTTATGCAACACCATATTATGAAACAATTGGAGATGTTATTAGACTTAAAAATGGAGCAGTAGTTGATCATGGTCGTGGTCAATTTAATACTCCATTAGCCTATCACTCTGCAGGGGCAGGATCTTATTGGTCAAATAATGACTATGTTAGAGGTTGTGACATGGACTACAAGTATCTTTTTACTAATCAATTGCTACAAGATATTGCTGTACCAACAACCGTAGTAGGTGCTGCTGGAGTAAATGATGTTCTAGCAAAAAAAACAACACGAAATGGAATTATTAAAAATTTTATGTCAACAGCTTATCTGACTGAAACTTCTGTAAATAGTTTACAGTCAACCCAGTCTGGAACAATTCAGTCTTCAGCACTGGTAATGAATGGTCCTTCTTTTAAAAGTACAGAAAATCCAATTAGCTTTGTATCTTATGTCTATAAACAGCTAGACAATGCGTATAAACATTTTGGAACTAGAGTTCGTATTGTTGGCAAGGTTGAAAATAATGCTACTAAATTTCAAACACCTATTGGAAGTACAGCATACTATCAAATTACTGGAAATACTACAGATCAAAACCCAACAATTGGTGGAGCAGGTGGAGGAATAGCAGTACTTCTTAATCCAGAAACAAACAATGGTTACTATTTTGAAATTACTGCACTGACTGAAAATAACATTGAGTCATACTTTAAATTTGATAGTGCTGGTAATCCAAATGTCTCAATAGATAATATTGTTTTTTATAAAATTAAAAAAGATGCGTCAAGTTCTAAAGCTATTCCTGTGAAGTTATGGGGAGGCTTAGGAAAAATATTAATTGATGATGGATCTTTTACTGGACAATACAGGCTTGCTGGAGAAGAAAATCCAACGGTATATGATTTATCAGTAGAATATGAAGACATTGGTAAAATAAGAAGATTTTATCTTTATATTAATAATAAGCTAATTCAAGTAGTAGATGATGCTGACCCTCTACCAATCTACAACAACATGGCTTTGTTTACTCGTGGATCTTCTAGATGTATGTTTGAAAATGTATATGCGCTATCTCAAAACTATTCTCAGAACACATCTTTTAATGTTGGAGAAACAATCTCTAAAGCTTTTGGGGATAAAGACATTGATGCAAATGAGTCATTTAGAAAATATGCTATGAGTGGTGTAGTTCAATCTACTTACCTTGGCGGAATAAGTTCTCAACAGCCACCAAAATATAATATGTATTTTGAAGAGTTTGGATCAATCATGAGAGAGTGTGCCTACTTTGACATTAAGTATGACCGAGCTTACCCAGCTCTTTATGCTCAAATCTCTCCAACCTTTAATAGAATTAAGTCGTATATGGTTTCTGGTTTTCAGGCAGATTCTTATGGAGCAGAATTTTTGGTATTTAACTCTACAGATAAAGCAATTAACTTAGATGAAACTACAGGAAGCTTTTTAAGAATTCAAGGAATAACATTTACCCAAGATACAACACATGAACTAACGGTTGATGAATTTTTTAAAAAGCGTAGCAACATGGCAGATCCAGAATTGACTGATACAAATCAGATAATTTCTCCTTTTATTGAAAAAGAAAAATATGACAAAATTAGACAAAGCAGAATGACTTATGGCAAAAATGAATTCTCTATTGATAGTCAGTATATTCAGACACAAGATAGCGCAGAATCTCTTATGAACTGGATTATAAATAAAGTGATGGAGCCTAAGAAGATAGTTGGAGCTAATATTTTTAGCATACCAACGTTACAATTAGGAGACATTGTTACTCTAGACTATAAAGATTCTGATGGATTAGATTTGGTAACAGCAGACTCTACAAGGTTTGTTGTTTATAATATTGCCTATAGCAGAGGTCAGGATGGCCCTTCCATGACTATTTATTTGAGTGAGGTATAAAATGGCTGACACTAATTTTTCTAACTTATCGGCATCTCCATTAACACCAGCTGATCTAGCCAATGCAGCTATTAATTTTATTAAACAAAACTCTATTAAGACTGCTCCAATAGATACAGTCTTATTTGACGATGGATCAGTAGCAATAGAGGCTATGACTGATATTATCTTTGAAAATATCGGGGGACATGAGTTAATTAATATTGCCAGAAATGATACTATCAATGGTCAAAGTGTATCCTATAATGTAATTAAAAACTTAACAGCAATCCAACAAGAATATAATCCATTAAATCTAGTTGGACTACAAGGATCGTCAGATAAGATTTTTAACAATTTTCCAATTAATCTAAATGAAAAAGTGCCTATCGTGGGCAACGGCTCGGGGGGTTCAAATGTTTATTTTAATGCTGCTGGCGACTTGGTAATAGAGTTAGTTAATCTTAATAGTGATGAGCAAGTTGAGGTACAAATTAGCTTAAGTGGTACAATATATGAAGCATATTTAGGAGACGCTACATCATGATAACTAATACTGGTAAGACTATTATTGGCAAGTACCTACTAGGCCAAGCACCAGCTTTTGCTTCTTATATTGCTGTTGGCTGCGGGAAGCAACCGTTTACTACTGGAGAAACCCTTGATGACTATTCAGATAAAGAGAACTTAGATTTTGAAATGTTTAGAGTTCCAATATCTTCAAGAGGGTATGTACAGGAAAATGGTATGAATAAAATTGTTCTTACGGCTGAATTGCCAACGGAAGAAAGATATGAGATTACAGAAGTAGGACTATACTCAGCAGGGTCAAACCCATCTGCTGGGGCATACGATAGCAAAACAATTTTTGCGTTTACTAATACAGAAAACTGGCAGTATCATACTTCATCTGCTACAACATTGATTCCAACAATACCAGTACAACTTGATACTGAAAATGATAATATTATTACAGGTTCATATTTGATAAACTCATCAACAAAACAATATGATGCGGTAAATGGAGTGTTAACAGCAACCCCTGTATTTCAAGCTAACTCTGACAACAGTATATTTTATAAAACATCTAGAGCAGATAGATATGAAAGATGTAGGTTTTTAAATAATATTATTTTGATTCAGGGTAACATGTCAGACCTAGATATAAGCGCAGGTCATTTTAACATAACTAGCGGATCACACATACATTTAACTGGTGTAGATATTGATTTTACAAAAAATTCTCCAATAGATGAGATGCGACTAGCATTTTCTTTAGTAAGTAAAAATGGAGGTTCTGGAGCAGTTCCAGATACCGTTAGAATATTAGTTGACTTTTCTTCATCTGATACTGTAAATGGAGAGTATGCTAGGTTTGAAGCTGAACTAAACAATGGAAGCTCTTTAAGCTTGCCACTAGATGATGAGTTTGAAACTAATAGATACTACGTTGTTTCAAAGCAGCTCCAAGACTTATACACAAGTGCAAACTT